GTAAAGAAGGCACGGGTCAGGGAGGAGATGAAGCGCATCCTCACCCACCTCGACCCCCAACCTGACCGCAAGGGGCTTGACGACACGCCTGACCGTGTCGCTCGCATGTACGTGGACGAACTGTGTTCCGGCCACGACGTGGACGTACCGTCGCTGTTCCGCACGTTCGAGAACGAGGGTTATGACGGCATGATCCTGGTCAAGGATGTGCCGCTCGTCTCGCTGTGTGAGCACCACCTCGTCCCGTTCGTCGGGCACGCCCACATCGGGTACTTCCCGAACGGCAAAGTCGTCGGCCTGTCGAAGGTTGCGCGTGTCGTCCACGCCTACGCCCGGCGTCTACAGATCCAGGAGCGCCTCACGAAGCAGGTCTGTGACGCGATCGAGAAGAACCTCGAGCCGCGAGGCGCCATGGTCGTGATCGAAGCGGAGCACCTCTGTATGACCATCCGTGGCGTGCAGGCACCGGGTACCAAGACAATCACGTCTGCAGTTACAGGTCTCTTCAACGAGAACAACGAAGGCGAGAAGGAAGAATTCCTCCGCCTGATCGGAAAGGAGTAGGGATGGAATCAATCGTACTGCTCAGTGGAGGGCAGGACAGCACGACCTGCCTTGCCTGGGCGAAGCAAGAACTCGGCGCCGGCGTGCGCGCTGTGGCGTTCGACTACGGCCAGCGGCACAGTGTCGAGTTGAAGCAGGCAGCGGAGATCGCTGACCGTCTCGGCGTCATCTCGTTCTCGGTCCTCAACGCGTCAGTCCTGCACGACCTCGGGGGCGCTGCACTGACTGATGATCGCGTGGACGTCGAGGCGATGGCAGACCCGCGCAGTCTCAACCAGCACGCGTACAAGCACAACCTCCCGTCCACGTTCGTCCCGGGCCGCAACATGCTTTTCCTGACCCTGGCAGCAGCGTTCGGAGCGAGGTTCGGTTGCTACGACCTCGTCACGGGCGTCTGCCAGCAGGACCGGGCGGGTTACCCCGACTGTCGCGCTGAGTTCGTGGATGCGGCACAGGAGGCGCTCTCCCTCGCTTTGGACGAGCGTGTCACAGTCCACGCGCCGCTCCTCGAGCGTACGAAGGGTGACACGTGGCGCCTCGCCCAGGACCTCGGGATCCTGGACGTGATCATCGAGCACACGCACACCTGCTACCACGGCGATCGCTCGCAGATGCACCCGTGGGGCGCAGGGTGCGGCGAATGCCCTGCCTGCGTCGAGCGGGCAAAGGGGTACCAGGAGTTCGTCAACTCGGAGGTAAGTGCATGATCAAGCGAGTCACAATCTCTGGCAAGGTCACCGACACAGGAGAGGTGCAGGACAAGTCCCGCCGCATTTCCCAGAAGGAACTCGACGGCGGCAACGTCCGGGACATCGTTATCCAAGCGATGGACCAGTCGGGCCTCGACGGGTACACCGTCGGTGAGTTCTCAATCAAGGTCTCGGACCCCGATGAGTGATGGCGCTCCGGAGGCACCAGACACTGCTGCGTCTTCTCAGGTCACGGATCACCCGTTCATTCGCTCGGGACGAAACCCGTTCCTCTGTGGCAGGTGTTCACTCGGTGAAGCGGCACACGCTTCCTCCGAGGCACCCGTCGAAGAACGGCCACAACCCATCCCTGTAGCGGAGATCGATATGTCCGAGATGCAGGAGCACGTAGTCACCGATCGCCTCAGGTGTGGCATGCCTGGACCTGCGCCAGGACTGTCCTGCGAACTCGACCAGGGGCACGAAGGTCTGCACCGTGGGTGGCCCGCTGCGATGTCCTCCCGCTCAGAGACGGACATGATCCAGGGGGGCGAGCCTCCGAAGGTAGAGCAGGACGACCCGATCGGCGGAGGACGTGTGCAGGAACTGCTCCAAGCAGGCCTGACGGTCGAGCAGGAGTTCCACAACCACGGTGACCAGCCCACCGCCGGCAAGACAATCGTAGAGAGTCGGCAGGACCTCTACGGCGATGCCGTCCCGAACATCGAACGAGTCGCCCGTGGGTGGTCGATCCTCGCTGAGACGAACATCACTCCGCAGATGGTGCCCCTGATGATGGTGTGGCTAAAGCTCGTCCGTCAGTCCCAGGCACACCTGGTCGACAACCTGGACGACATCGAGGGCTACGTCGAGATCATGCGCCGCGTCATCCAGGAGTTGGGCGAGTGACTGCGCGACGTGCAGCACTCGAAGCAGCGAAGGCGCTTGTCCTGACCGTCTGGTACGGCCTCAAGGGTGACTGGAGGTACGACCAGAAGACAGGACGCTACTGGCCGTCAGGGAGGCGTGGGTGAAGATCGCTCTCATTCCACCGATCCCTGAACTGCGCTCGTTCCCTTCGACTGGCATCCACCTGCTGCTGTCTCACCTCCTCGAGGACGATCGATACCTGTCCTACTACATCGATCGCCGGCGAGAAGGCGACTACCTGATCCTGGACAACAGCGCCCACGAGTTCGGCGTTGGAAACAAGCCGGACAAGCTGTTCAAGCAGGCCCGAGCGCTACGTGCTCAGGAGATCGTCTGCCCGGACGTCCTCTTCGACGCGAACGGCACAGTCGAAGCGACACGGCAGATGCTCAAGTACATCGAGGCCCACACCGAGATCTACAAGAAGGCAGGCTCGCCTCGCCTGATGATCGTCCCACAGGGTCAGGACAGAACCCAGTGGGTCAAGTGCCTGAACAATCTCCTCAAGGCGTACAACGCGACACGCGAGGATATGGCGTTGCCCGACCCCGTCATCGGCGTCTCGAAGGACTACGACGTCTTCGTTAAGGGCGGGATCACGACCTTGGTCAGAGAGTACTGTGGAGGGTACGACGTGCACTGCCTCGGGTGGCCGAGCGACCTGTGGTCACTCGCACGTGTGCAGCAGGAGTGCCCCTGGGTCAGGTCAACGGACAGCGCCAAGCCGTTCGTCTACGCCCGCGCAGGCATCCTCCTGGAGCCTGGTGGACGAGTGCCGGAGTACCCGAGGCGTGGAGAGAACTATTTCCAGGCGGTCATGAACTACCAGCAGCATGAGATCGCGGCGCGTAACATTCGCGTCTTCGACGCCGCAGCAACAGACGCTCTGATCCTCGCATGAGAATCCTGCTGAAATCACTCTGGATGGGCCTGAAGAATCTCTTCACCAAAGGACGCGTGGACGAGTGATCCCACCCACCGACTCCTGCCGTCAGTGCCCGTGCAAGCGACCGGCAGGAGTCACACGAACGGAGCACTCGGACGTCGCGATCGTCGTAGATCACCCTACCGACATCGAGACGAAGAAGGACACCTGGCTGCAATCTGACTCGGGCAACCTGATCCGTATGGCGCTCGAGGCGAACGGCTTGAAGGTGGACGACTGCTACATCTGCTCCGCCCTCAACTGTCGCCCGTTGAAGAACGTCAGTGACTCGGTGAAGAAGAACGCCATGCTTGCCTGCCGGCCCAGGATCGTGCAGGAGCTCAAGGAGGTCGGCCCCTCGAAGGTACTCTGCCTCGGACCGATCGGGTACTCCGCTCTGATGTCCGCGGACAAAGTCATGCCGATCACGAAGGTCCGCGGCAAGTGGCACCAGGCGTACGGCATGAACGTCCTCGCCACGTTCAACCCGACGATGGTCATGGGTGAGACAGACTTCTTCCGCGACCTTGACGACGACCTCCATAAGTTCGTCTCCATGGACGGCGCGAACCCCAAGCCGCACGTTGAGGAGTGGGTGATCGATGACGTGGACGAAGCGAAGGAAGCGTTCGACTTCGTTGAAGGGGCCTCGTTCGTCTCCCTCGATGTCGAAACCACTGGGTTCTCCTACTTCAGGGACGAACTACTCGCTGTAGGCCTGGGAGTGATCTACGAGGACTCACTGGACGGCGTCTCGATCATCTTTGACGAGAACATGCTTGCCCGGCGTGAGGTGTGGTCGGAGATCTGCTACCTGGTCGAGCGTGAGGACCAGACGCTCGTCATGCACAACCAGCAGTTCGACCTTAAGTGGCTCAGGAAACTCCTCACTCAGTTCGGCCTGCCGTTCAACCCGAGGAACGTGGGCGACACGATGCTTGCTCACTACTGCATCGATGAGCGACCGATGGGGCGGTTCCAGTCGCACTCGTTGAAGAACCTGGCACGGTTCCGCTACGACGCTCCTGACTACGACATCCAGATGGGCAAGTGGCTGAAGGCG